GGAAATCATGGAGCGCCATCCTGCGTAATCAGCCCGGCGTACTGGCGGTGAACCGTGCGGCAATCTTCAATCTGATCCGCATCGCACCAGAAAACATTCATCACACGCCAGCGGCTCATCTTGAGTTCGTTAATAAAACCATGACGGCTGAGTTTAACTCTGCTGTGGCGTTATTGCCGTTGTCTGCAGCTGCTGTTGAGTCTGAAGCTCCAGTTGAACAACCGTATGTTGAAAATCTCGGCAGCGGCGTGTTCTCCATCGATGGCCTGATGGGTGGAAACACCCAACCGGTCTTCAATACCTCCTCAAATGAAGTCGAAAAAACGGAAAACACAGCGGAGACCACCGGCGATGTGCAGATGGAAACGGCTAAGCCAGAGAAAGACGAAGATGCTGGTTCGGTACCACCGGGCGAAAGCACTGATGCAACTAATTCGCAGACAGTTTCCGTAGAAGCAGACCAGTTGCAGGAAACAACAATTGACGTTCAGGAATCGAACCCAGAAGTGGAGCTCCCTGCAGACTTCGAACCTGGCCGATACGAAGGCCTACCGAATGACGTTTATCACGCTGCGAACGGCATTAGCTCAACCCAGGTGAAAGATGCCCGCGTCAGCCTGATGTACTTTAACGCGCGCCATGTGGCTAAAACCATCCCGCGAACAGCATCCAAAGTGCTGGATATGGGAAATCTGGTGCACGCTCTTGCACTGCAACCGGAAAACCTCGAAGCAGAGTTCAGCGTAGAACCTGAGATCCCGGAGGGTGCTTTCACCACCACCGCAACCCTGCGCGAGTTCATTGACGCGTACAACGCCAGCCTGCCGGCGCTGCTGAGCGCCGACGAGATTAAAGCGTTGCTTGAAGAACATAACGCATCCCTTCCCGCTCAAGTGCCGCTTGGCGGCAGCCTGGAAGAAACGGCTCAAAGCTATATGGTTCTCCCAGCTGAGTACCAACGTATTGAAGAAGGTCAGAAACAGACAGCAACGGCAATGAAGGCATGCATTAAAGAGTACAACGCCACCCTGCCCGTGCCGGTTAAAACCAGCGGCAGCCGTGATGCGCTACTCGAGCAATTAGCGATCATCAATCCTGATTTGGTCGCACAGGAAGCGCAGAAACCGACGCCGCTGAAAGTGTCCGGCACCAAAGCAGACATGATCCAGGCAGTTAAGTCGGTTAAGGCCGATGCCGTGTTCGCAGACGAGCTGCTGGATGCCTGGCGCGACAACCCTGGCGAAAAGATTCTGGTTACCCGCCAGCAGCTGGCCACAGCGCGGGCAATTCAGTCCGCACTACTGGCGCACCCGACCGCCGGCATGCTGCTGACACATCCAAGCCGTGCCGTTGAAGTGAGCTACTTCGGTTTTGACGACGAAACAGGTTTAGAAGTGCGTGTACGCCCTGACCTCGAGATTGAACTGGATGGCGTGCGCATCGGTGCTGACTTGAAAACCATCAGCATGTGGAACGTTAAGCAGGAAAGCCTTCGCGCCAGGCTGCACAGGGAAATCATAGACCGTGACTATCACCTCAGCGCGGCAATGTATTGCGAAACCGCAGCGCTGGACCAGTTCTTCTGGATTTTCGTCAACAAAGACGAGAACTACCACTGGATCGCCATCATTGAGGCGTCAACCGAACTGCTGGAACTGGGCATGCTCGAGTACCGCAAAACGATGCGCGCAATTGCCATAGGTTTCGACACGGGCGAATGGCCAGCGCCGATCACTACCGATTACACCGATGAACTGAACGACTTCGACCTGCGCCGCCTCGAAGCGCTGCGCGCTCAGGCTTAAGGGGGATTTATGCATAACACTAACGTTACCGTTGCTGACCAGAACACCGTTATTAACTCCAACGTGGCTTTGTTCGATTCCCAGTATCTGAACGCCATCAGCACGTTCGCGCAGATTATGGCCCAGGGCACCGCTACAGTTCCTAAGCACCTGCAGGGCAATCAGGCCGACTGCATGGCTGTAGCGATGCAAGCGGCACAGTGGCAGATGAATCCCTTTGCCGTGGCCCAAAAGACGCACCTGATTAACGGTGTGCTCGGGTATGAAGCACAGCTGGTTAATGCCGTAATTTCACGCAGCGGCGTGCTGGCCAGCCGCTTTGAATATGAATGGTACGGGCCATGGGAAAAGGTCGTTGGAAAATTCCACATCCGTAAAGGCGACAAAGGCGAGTACCGCGTCCCGGGCTGGACCCTGGCTGACGAAGCCGGGATCGGCATCATTATCCGCGCAACGCTTAAAGGTGAAGATCAGCCGAGAGAACTCGATTTGCTGCTGGCTCAGGCCCGAACCCGAAACTCTACCCTTTGGGCTGATGACCCTCGCCAGCAGCTGGCGTACCTGGCCGTCAAACGCTGGGCGAGACTGTTCTGCCCGGATGTGATTCTGGGCGTTTACACCCCTGATGAGCTCGATGATCGTCGAGAAGAACGAGAGGTAAACCCGGCACCGGCGCAGCACGTTAGCCTCGCAGATATTTCAGGTGACAACGTCACTACCACTCAAACGGCTCAGGAATCAGCTCAAAACATCGATGCTCTAGCTGATGATTTCCGCGACCGCATCGAGGCGGCTCAGGATGTGGATAGCGCTAAAGCTCTGCGAGCAGATATTGAAACCGTGAAAGCAACGCTGGGTTCTGCCCTGTTCACTGAGCTGAAAAACAAGGCCGTGAAGCGTTATTACCTGGTTGATGCACGGAACAAAGTCGAAGCAGCCATCAATTCCTTGCCACCTTCAGATGAACCCGATGCAGCTGCGCGGTTCGCAGAGGTAGAGCGCGTTCTTGCATCGTCGAAACGACATCTGGGCGACGAGCTGCATGGTCAGTTCAGCATCACCCTGGCGGATATGAAACCGGAATACGTGGACTAACGAGATAGGGAGGGGAAACCCTCCCTCAAGGAGAAGAAATGCGACTGATTAATCGAGGCAGTAAGCAATCCCCTTTGGCTCGCCAGGCATGTGAAATCGCACTCGCAGCCCACCAGCAAAGATATGGTGACTATGGGCGCAGCAAGATGAAAGAGACCTATACGGTGAGAGTGGAAGGCGTGAAGGTCTGGGTTGAAGTGGTCAACTGCAAGGCAAGCTACGTGGCCACAGCAATGACTGGTATGCGCCGACTGCGTTCCCTGCCCGGCCAGGCAAACTGAAACTGAAATATCAACGACTAAAGACCGGCATATCTATACTCATGCCGGTTACCTGAGGTGAACCATGTCGCAGGTAATTTACGATTCAGAATGGGGCGTTGCTTCAAAACTAAAAGAGAAGACAGGCCTTACAGATCGTCAGATTAAAAGCTATCGCCAAACCTCATGGGTAGAAGGTGTTCATTTTAAGAGAATCCCATTGGATGGAAGCAGCTCCGAAGAGCGAGGACTTGTCTGGTACAACATCCCAAACATTAACAGGTTTGTGAAGGAGGCATAATGGCTGCAATGCCAACGGGTGTTGAGATCCACAACAATAAGATACGAATAAGTTTCAAGTTTCAGGGCGTTAGATGTCGAGAAACATTGAAAGGATGGATCGTAAGTGCTTCGAATCTCAAAAAAGCCGGAAATCTAAGGGCCAAAATTGTAAGCGAGATACAGTTGGGCACTTTTGACTACCGGGGCGTGTTCCCGGAGTCAAAGGTAGCAGCAAAGTTTTATACATCTAAAAATATTACGACGTTCGCCGAACTTGCATCAACCTGGTATGAAAACCATAAAATCGATCTCTCACCCAATGCCACAAGAAGCTATGGGATAGCTGTAAGAACGTTAACAAAACTAATTGGCCCTGAAACGCTGGTTGCATCCATCACCAACAGCGACATTCTGGGCTGGAGAAAGGAATTACTGACTGGCGAGACTAACTATGCTCCCGAAAAGAGAAGAAATAAAACCGGCCGTGCCGTTAGAACAGTAGATTATTATCTGGCCATCCTGCGACAAATCCTCGACTATGCGGTTAAAAATAAAGTCATTTCATATCAACCATATGTCGGGATAAAAAGGCTTCGCAAAGGGCAAACTAAACCAGATCCGCTTCTGAGACATGAGTTTGAGCAGCTGAAAGGGACTGCTCCGGCTCAGCAGAAAAACATGTGGCAATTTTTTGCTTACACCGGCGTTCGGCCCGGGGAACTTTGCGCTCTTGCCTGGGAGGATATCGATCTTAATTCCGGCGAAGCTAACATTGCGCGCAATCTAACTCAGGAAGGCTTGTTTGGACCACCCAAAACCGAAGCTGGATACCGGACGATAAAGTTACTGGAGCCGGCTCTGGAAGCTTTGCGAGCTCAAAAGGAACTTACCGGGAGTGCCCCTAAGGTACCAATCACTTTTTACCACCGGGAGTTCGGTAAAACGGAAACGCAGAAACTGCACTTTGTGTTTATGCCTCGACCTCAGAAAGGCAAGCAAGCTGCGTACTATTCAGTCAGCTCAATTGTGTCACTATGGGATATTACGGTAAGACGTTCGGGCATTCGCCGCAGACGCCCCTATCAGCTGCGTCATACATACGCGTGCTGGATGTTGTCGGCAGGTGCTAATCCTGCTTTTATAGCGAATCAGATGGGTCATGAGAATGCAGAGATGGTCTTCCATGTATACTCTGCGTGGATAAATGCTCTCGATAGCGATCAGGTAT